CAGAGTATCATCCAAACTATCTGGACTACACACTTGTGTCATACAACCCGTACAAGTTTGACACGTTTGTTGATGTACATGACATGACACCAGTACGCAAAGCCAAACGTGCCATGTTAGAGCTACAACCAACTGGCCCTATTGACAGACCGTATCTATATGCAGAAGGAGCACGTTCATGACCAGTGAAGAAGTAATGCAACTAATAAAAGGAGATACACCTATGCCTAAAGCAAAAGCAAAGAACAAAATTGAAAACGTAATGATTTCACGTAGTGACATAGAAGATTTACTGGCATTGTACAATTGTCTTGACAGTATGACTAATGAAGTCGGTGAGACATTTGACTTGGACATATCTACACTACGTGACATCCAAGCCTTGTCTTACAAAGTAAAAGGAAGGTTTGATTTTCGTCCACAAAAAGATGAAGTAGGCGACAGGCCATGTCATTGGAAGCCGTATGTGTTACCTGACGATGATCGTGCTTGGTTTTACAAAGGAGAAACTTAATGAAAGTAATGGGTTACGATGTAACCGTTGAGATTGATGGGGTGGAGAGTGTCGTACAACTAGACGACACTTACCCTGCAATAAACGATTGGAAGTCAGCAACTGAGTTTGCTATGCAACTTGCAGATCACATGCACCCAGATGCAAATGACATCAGCTTTGTGGACTGCGCTGAATTTGAATTAGAAGAATACAAATCGTATGGCTACATACATGAAGCACCCTGTGTGCTGCAATGAAAGGAGATACAATGGAAGCCACAATCAAATTGACTAAGACGATGCTAGACAAGAGCATCATTGATGCCAACAAAACTGTGCAGAAGTTTCTGGATAATGACTTTGGCATGAACTATGACGATCCATTCTTTACGACTGAGCATGTCAACCCTGACACAGGTAAGACGGAACGTTCTGCGTTCTTTGTGGTCGGTGAATATGCCGATGGCGCAGAGGTCAATGTAAAGTTTTATCGTAGTGCCAAACGTGGCGACAAACGCATCAGTATCCAGAAGCTGAAGCAATATGCAGAGGCAGGGGATCAAGTGATACTCACCTCGGATGCGGAGAGTTTACATGACGGATACCGAATACACATCAACATCGTGCGACAAACAGATGCCGCATGATGACCCGTGTGATGACTGGTCGGATCACCCGATACCTAAGTCGGGTGCTGATAGCCCTAAGTGTACTGACGAATGTCGTACTCGGCGGCAGTAATAACCAAACGTTCAGTGCCAGAAACTGGCAATGGAAAAAAGATAACAGACCCAACATCGTATGGTTAATTGACCTATGCCTAGGCAAGGAGCATTGCTGCACATGTTGGGTATACTGGAAAACTAGAAAGGATTGGTAATGGGATGATGTCTATGCAACAGCCTGATTTAGTACATTGCTTACAATGTGATAATGTGTTTGAAGAAGGAGAACACTTTGTAGAAGTGTGTCCGTTTTGTGACAACGATAACCCTTTTGAAACTGTGTACCTACAGCCAGAGGAGATTGAGTATGCTTGAAGCTATGCTTACATGTATTGCATTGAACGTGTATCACGAGGCACGTAGCGAACCTATGGCAGGGAAGTATGCAGTGGCACATGTGGTGCTCAATCGTGTAGCACATGATGCTTTCCCTGATGATGCTTGCAAGGTAGTGTATCAGGGATTTCACCGTGGCAAACACAAGTGCCAGTTCAGTTGGTACTGTGATGGTAAATCAGATGTACCTAAGAATGAAACACAATGGCTGTATGCCAGAGTGGTTGCACACAATGTGATACATGGGTTTCACAAAGATAACACTGACGGTGCGACACACTATCACGCTAACTATGTTAGACCGTGGTGGCGTAAACACTACACACAAACTGTGACTCATGGAGCACACATATTCTACAAGTAGCTTATCGTTACTAGTATGGGGTGGACAGGGTAGTATAACTACGGTACAGTTGCCCCATAAACAACTTAACCGTCCAACATTGGACACTTTTACAAGGAGAAACAACACATGCCTTTTGATATTCCAACACACCTAGACTTTGACGTTGAGTTTGAAGACACTAAAGTGTCAGACAAGAAGTACGTCATTAATGGTGAGACAGGTGACTACCTAGGTATCGTAGGTAAAGGGTTCACATGTGCATCACATGGCGACTTCTACCGTGGTGTCATGGACACTTTAACTGAGAACTTAGAACCATCTGACATGATGAATGCCAATTACAAGTGGCGTACAGCACGTGGTGGCGCATGGACAATGCTCGACATCACACTGCCTGACATGCAGGTGGAGATTACAACTGACAAGCATACAACTACGTTGGGTAATCGTATCATCTCACTACATGGTATTGATGGTTCATGTAGCAACCAAGTGTACTTCGGACAGATTGATTTCTTCTGCACTAACGGCATGATACGTGGCGAATACGACAAAGTGCGTAAGAAGAACACAGCCAACTTCAGCTTGGATAGTTTCATTTATGAACTGAACCGTTCACGCCGTGACTTCTATGCTGAGACTGCTAAGATGCAGGTCTGGGCGCAGACTGACCTGAAGTATGTCAACGTACAGTCATTGCTTGAGGAGATGATTACATCTCGTAAGAAGGCTGAGAAGATGTACCAGTTGTACTGCCATGAGGCATCACAGCGTGGGCATAACAAGTGGGCATTGTACTCAGCGTTCACAAACTATGCATCGTATGCTGATGAACGTAATGGGTTCAACCTACGTAACACTGGGCATGACACTCAGGCAATCAGCATGTTCACTCGTGAGCAAGAGGTATCCAAGTGGGTATCTGATGATCGGTTCATTACATTGGAGGCTGCATAACACATGAGAACCTTACCACGATATGTACAACAGCGAGTGTCACCTTCGGGTGACATCTCATATCGTTTCAATCCACCACAGACACTTGTAGATGCAGGTATCGTTGAGAGATATGAACTAGGAGGTGATGCTAAAGAAGCACGTAGACTAGCACGGATAATGAACAAAGCAATTGATGACTATCGTGAAGAACAATCTAAGATTGTAGGACTTAAGCCTAGCAGCAGGGTTACTGACCTGATCAACTTCTACTATCAATCCAATGATTTCAATATGTTACGTGAATCTACTAAGGTAGATTATCGTTACTTCCTGACTGTATTACACCAGACAATTGGGCATCGTAAGTACAAGGATGTTACACCCAAGGTTGCAAAGGCAGCATATGAGAAGTGGGTTGAACGTGGCATCAGCTTCGCCAATCATGCGGCAACATGTAGCAGTCGAGTGTACAACTATGCGATCCAGATGGAACATGCAGAGCAGAACCCCTTCGCTAAGATCAAGCGTAAGACTACACAACAACGTAAGATGGTGTGGACACATGGTGAAGTGAACAAGTTCTTGGACATGGCGTACAGTGACTTTGACTATCGTAACGTAGGGTTGATAGTGCACATGGCATACGAGTGGTGTCAGCGTTTGGGTGACATGCGTATGCTCAAGTGGGAGAACCTAGACTTGGATAAGCAGCAGCTTACACTGGAGCAGAGCAAGCGTAGGGCTGATGTGTTCCTGCCTATCTCTGACAACCTAACAGCTATGCTGAAGGAGCAGAAAGCTGACTTCGGTTTTCAAGAGTGGGTTGTGCCACACCCTATGCCAGTCAAGGGTAAGTACAAACCGTATGCTATGGAGAGACTGTCCAAGGTTGGACGCAAGATCATGAGGTTAGCAAGGCTACCTGAAGAGCTACGTCTAATGGACATTCGTCGTACTGGTGTAACCCAAATGGTAGATAAGGGCGTACCATTGCCACAAATCATGGCTGTTACTGGACATACTCACGTCAGTTCAGTGAAGCCTTACATGAAACATACTTACGAAAGTGCAAACAGTGCCTTGACACAGAGAAACATATCTGTAAAATCGAGTGCAGCGAGTAACATTGAAAGTGATAATACAAATGAGTGTACTTAATTATATAAATGATATATCACTTAGTAATGGTGAGACTAAACGTACTAACTGCCCTGAGTGTGGTGGTTACAAAACGTTTACTGTCACCAACAACATGGGGTCTATCGTTTGGAACTGTTACAAGGCGGGGTGTCGTGTGTCTGGTGGCAAGCGCACCCACCTTACTGCTGAAGACATTCGTAAGTCACTTGGCAGTGTTGCAGAAGAGACACACAGTGTAAAATTCGACAAGCCTGAATGGATTGTATACAACAACGCAGCAATCCAATCGTTCTGTGATCAGTGGTCACTTGATCCCGATATGTTGGGGCTTATGTATGATGTCAAGGAAGATCGTGTGGTCTTCCCTAATCGTCACAACGGTGTCATGGTTGATGCCAGTGGCAGAACACTTGGTAAACGCTTACCTAAGTGGAAAAGATATGGAAATAGTAGCTTGCCATACTCCTTTGGACGTGGTAAAACTGCTGTAGTTGTTGAGGATTGCGTGAGTGCAGCCATCGTTGGTGCAACAGAGGGGTCTGGATGCTCAGATGATGATGGATTTGTCGGGGTCGCAGTGTTGGGTACGTCATTGTCAGAGGGACACAGGCAGTACTTATCGCAATTCTCAACAGCGATTATTGCACTTGACCCTGACGCACTACCCAAGACACTGGCAATTGCAAAAGAATTACGAGGTCATGTATCAAACGTTAAAGTACTACGTCTGGAAGATGATCTGAAATACAATAACCCTACCGACTTTTACAACTTACAACACTTAGGAGAATAACACATGGAACTATCACTTGTACGCAGTCTGATGGACAAACAGTTCTACGATGATCATCGTGGTGCACGTTGCCCTGACCGACTGTTCAGTAAAGATGTTCGTAAGATCAAGCAAGCTATCGACACAGCTATGGATCGTTATGAACGTACCGTTACACCAGATGAGATTGAAGCCTTGTTCATGGCTAACAATCCTACACTCACCACTGCACAGAAACAGGCGTACAGTCACCTGTTCAAGCAGATCAAGGGTGAGACACCTATGGGCAGTGACGTAGCACAGGAGGTGCTATCCAAGCTGTTCCAACAGGTAGTAGGCGAAGACATTGCCAACCTAGGCTTTGACTACGTGAACGGTAGCAAGTCTAGCCTTGAGCCATTGCGTAACATGCTTGAGCAATACGGTGACGACTTTACACCTAACCTGAAGGTTGACTGGGAAGACATCAGTCTTGACACTATCCTAGCCATGACTGACTTGGAATCACAATGGACGTTCAACATCCCTACCCTTGTACGTAAGGTTGAGGGTATCAATGCAGGTCACTTGATTGAGGTGGGTGCACGTCCTAACACAGGTAAGACATCCTTCCACGCATCACTGGTGGCAGGGCCGAATGGTTTTGCATGGCAGGGTGCTAAGACAGTTGTCTTGTGTAACGAAGAAGGCTACCACCGTGTGGCACACCGTTACATCACTGCGGCTACTGGTATGGACAAGTTTGAGATTGCCAAGAACAAAGGCAAGGCAATGCAAATCTTTGATCAGATACGTGACAAGGTTATGTTCAAGGATGCCACTGGTCGTGACATGTCATGGGTTGAGTCAGTATGTAAGTCATACAAACCTGACGTAGTTATCCTAGACATGGGTGACAAGTTTGCTCGTACTGGTGGCTTCTCACGTCCTGATGAAGCACTCAAGGCTAATGCAATCCATGCACGTCAGATTGCCAAGCAGCAGGAGTGTGCCGTGTTCTACATGTCACAGCTATCCGCTGAGGCTGAGGGTAAGGTTGTGCTCAACCAAGCCATGATGGAGGGATCACGTACAGGTAAGGCAGCAGAGGCTGACCTGATGATCATGATCTCTAAGAACCCAACTGTCGAAGGGCAGGAGGAAGAAGACAATCAACGCCACATCAATGTGGTAAAGAACAAACTATCAGGATGGCACGGTATTGTGCACACTGATTTGGAATACAAGATAGCGAGGTACGTAGCATGAATAGAACACTAGAAAACAAAACACGTATGACAATTAACGGGTACAGATGTCGTGTAGGTAATCCCAAGCATCCCTTCTATGCACTATACAAGTCAAAAGGATTTGGTGCAGTGTATGAGGCTATGGGATTGATTGAATCCAAGGCGATTGAGATCAAGAAAGAAGTCATGGCCTTGTATGATAAGCACGTATCAGGACATGTGTATGCTATAACCAATCCTGCATGGGATGGTTGGGTTAAGATTGGCAAGGCTGTTGATGCAGTTGATAGGTGCAATAGCTACAACACGTCTAGTCCCTTACGTGATTACAAACTTGTGCATTACGTCAAGGCTGACAATCGTGCTGAGGCTGAGAAGAAAGCACACTTGCTTGCAGCATCTGTAACTGCTCACCCTTGGAACAAACATGACAATGGTGAATGGTTTAAACTTACAGAAGAACAAGCAATGGAAGTTTTGGAGGGTGTAGTATGATAGAAGTAACATACATTGATCACATGGGTGATGACCTCAGTGTTGTGAATGCAGCACGAGTATCATTCGGTAAGAAGTCAAAGCTAGAATGTATTGACATGGTGAAAGGTAAGTTCGTGTTGAGTAACAAAGATCAGAAGTTAATTAACTATCTGGCTAAGTACAAACATAAGTCACCATTCAACCATTCGTTTGTGACCTTCCATGTTAAAGCACCTATCTTTGTTGCACGGCAGCTTGTGAAGCACGAGTACATGCCGTGGAATGAGATCAGCCGTAGGTATGTCGATGATGAACCTGAGTTCTATCAGCCCGATGAGTGGCGTGGTCGTAGTGCCGACAAGAAACAAGGCAGTGATGGTGTGATCAATGACATACGCCCTTCCGTTGCTAACAACATGGTAGAAGACTGTCGCCAGAACTACAACTACCTGTTAGCCAAGGGGGTGTCACCTGAGCAAGCACGTATGGTGCTACCACAGTCCACGATGACTGAGTGGTACTGGTCAGGTACGTTGTATGCTTTCGCTAAGATGTGTCAGCTACGATGTGCTAAGGATACGCAGCAGGAGTCACGTGAGGTGGCAATGCAGGTAGCAGAGTATATGGAAAAAATATTCCCTGTATCATGGGATGCCTTATGGGAGCATGGAACATGATGATTGACGTAGTATCTATAGATGAACACGAAGATGGTTCAGCCACTTTACAAGTGGACATGGACGAAGAAACAAAAGACCTGTTGATTAACATAGGTTTTGAAACACTGATTAGAAAGGCACTAGAACATGAAACTAGCAGTAATGATTGACGTAGACGGTGAGTGGATGTACGTCCCTGAGAATGCTAAGGTGT